CCTTGGATACCTTGTGGACCTGTAGCACCTTGGATACCCTGAATACCTTGGTCTCCTTGTGGTCCAGGCACTGTTGAAGCATCACCTTGGTCTCCCTTTAGTGTTCCCCATTGTGTGCCATTGTATTGATATAATGTATCATCTACTGTGTTAAAAAACATACAGCCAGCTTCTAATGAACCACCCTCGTTATCAGTAGTTGGGGCTACACTTTTAGCACCTAAATATTTCTTCTCAAAAAGCTCATATTTTTCAATTAGTGAGTCTAAATTATAGCTATCTGCTAGTGGGTTTGAGATTGTTTTTGTTTTACTTCTTCTGATTGCCATATGCTTTAATCTCCTATAATGCTGATATAATGAATGCTAATAACTCTTCGTATCTTACACCGTATTTATTACCAGCTGAGACCTCCAAATCTCCCGTATCTGGGTTGATTTCATCTTCCCACTCGTCATAGCATAGGATACCATAATTAGTTGCATCTAAGCCCTCTGCTGTGAATATAGAGACTACCTCTTGTGCCATAATTCCTGTGTGTATTCTTGCGCTATCTCCTTTCTTAGATACTGCAGAATTAAACTTAAATGTTTTAATTGCGTTCTTTAAGTTTGTGGCTACTGTTTTCTCTTGGTCGGTCAATGATTTAACCTGTTGCTTATCTCTCTCATCTGACGTGTTTATAGTGCCTGTGGTGGCATATACTGTATCCCATCTATTAGATGATCTACCTAGGTTTGAACTATCGTCTGTATAAGGATAAAATGTGCCTGAATTCTTTAAGACTACTGTATTACCAAAGCCTGAACCATAGTCTGCTGAAAAATAAGTATCTGCAAGCGATGTTAGGGCTATCTTAATTGCTTGTCCTGTGGTTAATTGAGCGTGTAATAAAGTATGGACTGATTTATCGCCTATTGCACTAATGATATTTGAGCCACTATCAGTATCAGCTGACGTGACACCTAAACCACCACTACCATTGGCATTTACTAAGCCACCCTCGGTAGCATATACATCATACCCTGTGTTATTCTCTGCTCTTGACGAAGAGCCAAATAAGATATTTCCAGAAGTTGAAGATACACCATTTGCAATATTTTCTTTAACGTGGGCGGTATCTGCTAGGATTGTTCCGAAGTTTTTAGCTTCAATACCTGCGCCTTGGTTATTTAAAGCAAATCCTGACGCAAATGATACTACACCTGAACCAATAGCATAGACTCCTTGGACTGCATTACCACAAGCTGAGGAGTTATTAGCCAATACAAAGCCTAATTCTTCTGCTTCATATCCTGACGCTCCATTACCACAAGCTGAGGATGATTTTACTGCTACTGAACCATTACGTCCTGCTTGGAAACCTCTCCAGCCATTTGATGAAGCACTACATACACTACCATAGAAATTACCACCTAATACCTGTAAGCCATTACCTTCCCATTCAACAATACCTAACTTTTGACTCCATAGAGAGCCTGCATTAGTCTGTTCTGACTCATTTAAGCCTGTGACATCTGTATTAGGAGCTGATCCTACTTGAATACCATCCGAAGCACTATCTGCTGGTGCTGTAGTTGAAATATTGAATGAACCAGCTACGATAACATTAGTAAGTTCTCTTAGTGAACATCCGTTAATCCTAAGACCTATACTATCATTAGCCCATCTTAGAACCGTGTTAATTGGGAATACTGTTCCTGATATGACAGTTAAGGTAGGCCATGCATCATTTAAAGTATGCTTTACAGTAAATTGTGTAGCTGAATTAATAGTTGTAATTTTAAAACAACCCTCTCCCACCTTATATTGTCCTGTGCCACCTAAGCCATTTAGAATGACATAATCATCTACAGCCATATTTGATGTATCACCAACGGTATATTTAACTAAGTGGTCTTTTGCACTTCCGCTAACATAAGTAATAGCACTTGGTGTTTCACTAGATACAGTATTACCTACAATCTTTATATTTACTGCATCTTGATTATTTAGTTCAACGAATGTGGTGATATTAAATTCACCTGCTGGCAAATTGAATGTCGTTAGTTCCTTTGGAGATACTAGGTTTAAGTTCTCTATAAATGGAACTACTTGAGAGGTAGATAGGGTAATAGCGGACTCTTGAGGTATAATAACCTGTCTGCCTGTTGCTAATGCTAAGATTAATGCGTCTGCATCATTTGTTGCACCATCACATACACCGCCAAAGTCTTTAATTGATACAGTTTCTTGTAGTTTGGCTTCTACATCTGTTGTTATTGAGCCAGTCTCTCCTAAAGTGTATGCTATTTTATCTGAGTCTGTCTCCCCTACATCAAAAGCTACCGAAGTCATAACTTCAATATCTGACGTATCAGCTGGTGCTACTGCAAAGGTTAAATTATTTGATAATACTGAGTATGCATTCTTTTGAATATATAGACCATCTACGTATACCTGTGTTGTATTTTCATCAGTTGGTGCTATTGTTAACGCATATACTGTAGTTGAACCATCGCCAACAAAAGTATCCTTTTTTATTACCGAAGACCCTATTACATCCCAATTAGTGCCATCATATACACGCATTCTACTTGATACAGAATTAAAGTATAGAGCTCCTGCTTGTAGAGGGTCTCCATCGTTATCAGTAGTTGGTTCTACTGCAAGCTTTCCTAGATATAAATCATCAAATTCTTCATATTTCGCTAAGATACCATCTAGGTCATAACTGTCTGCCAATACAGCAGGTGTTACTATACCGTGTCCTCTATCAATTGCCATACTTATGTCTCCTTATGGGTTATTCTTTAGTCTTCTACGCATAGCTAATAGTGCCAACGCTAATCTCTTCTTTTTATTTAGTTTCATCTGGATCACCTCACTATAAAATTGACTTAATAAAAGCCCCTCAGTTATTACGACCAAAGGGCTTAGGGTTAAATCAACTTACGCAGTTGAACGCATCTCAACGATAGAGCTAGGGCGTGTCACCTTAGTTCCGAAGATACAATCAGCAGTAAATAAATCTGCTAACTTCTCTTGTTTGTATTGAGTCTGTGTTCTCACTGACTGTTGTGTAGCTAAAACGATAGCATCCTTTTGGAATAAGATACCTTTCTCGTCTGAACCTGTTCCAACGTTAGATGAAACATAAACGTCAACACCGTAGATTTGACCTACTTTACCAGTCTGGATAGCATTACCATTACCAATGAACTGTTGTTCAGTGAAGCGGTCTGTTGCTAACAACGCTGTGTAAGCCGAAGGTGATACAACTAATGAACGACCATCCATAGGTGCATCATTATCGTTTAATGTCTCAATACCTTGTAGGATTGAAGTATCCCAGTTAGTAATTGAAGCAATATCACCAGTTCCATCAGTTCTCATATCAGTGATAATAGATGTATCTACTTGCTTAGCAAGTGCATAACCTGCGTCATCCGTGTAGAAATTACGCATAGAGTTAAGAGCTTGTTTCTCAGCGATATCTTCGATATACATAGAGTATTCGTAGTGATTATCGATTGATACAAGGATATCTCCTGCTGTATCAGTGATTGCAGTTACATCCGTTCCAGCAACTTTGGAATTAGCAGAGTTTCTAGCTGGGTTAGGGATATGAATTGAATCACCTTTCTTGCCTTGGTGGTTTAAGTTTTTAACCAGGTTTGCTACAACGAGGTTTGATTTATAATTCGCAATAACATCATCTGACCATAGTTCAGGGATGAAGTTAGCGGTAGTTGTTACTGTCATGTTTGCCATTTTATTTTCTCCTTATTTAGAATATTAGCATAGTATTATGAGACCCTACCCTCTGCATAAGCCTTGAAGATATCATCTTGCATTGACTCATACTTAGCAGGGTCTGTTAGTTTCATTCGGATTAGTTCAGCTCTCTTGAACTGCGTTCCTCCTGTGGAACCCGCGGAAGACCTAGTTTCAGTAGTTCCAGCCTTTAAAGCTTTCTTCCTATCATCCTCAGCTTTCTTATCTACTTCCTGTGTCTTGTTAATCATTGACCTGTCTTTCCAGGTTGATAACAATTCATCGGCTGCATCGTAATTATACTGATCTGCTGATTGAAATAACTGTTGTCTAATCTTACTTCCGCCTACCCACTCTTGAAAGCCTTTATCTTGAATAACTTCCGTAAAGTCGGGGTGTTTTGACTCCAATTGTGCTTTAGCTGAGGCTTGCGCTTGACTTTGCTGGTAGCGTTGGAATTCTTGGAACTTAGGGTGGTTCTCGATTGCATTGTTGACAGCCTGATCAGGGTTCTCAAAAAAGTCAACGGGTTCCTCCACCTTAGTTTCTTTCTTTTGTAGATTTTGCTCGTTAGTTGCCACCTGTGCCTGTAAAAAACTATCTGATAACTTCCTTAGCTCTCCAACTTCTTGTGCTTTACGCCCAAGCTCCTTTTCGAGGTTCTGATAACTATCGATGATATCTTCTGTAGATTTACCAGCAAACTTAGCGGGAATTTCTGGCTCAACTGTTTCTTTTGGGGTTTCAGTTGGCGTTTCAGTTGTTCCTGGAACTACGTCTGTTATTGGTGTTGTATCTACTGTTTCTACTGGTGCAGTTGGTGTTACTTCTGCGTCTACTACTATATTATTACTCATATGTTTTTCTCCGTCCTATCTAAAGGATTATGGGGATGATAAAATGGCAGAGCTTTATATGTTAAGTTCTTCTGCCGCCTGTTTTGTTAAATCTTCCAAAGCAATTATTTGCCTTAGCATACTTAACTGACCTCTGGCGAACCATAGATCTTTTTCGTCTTCCGCTGACTCAATATTATTGACTGATTTTGAAAGGTCTTCTAATTCATTCATTAGTTCTGACCATCCGTCAGTCTCACACATAGAGAGTCTATCACGGTAAAATTGTTGTAATTCTGGTGTAGGTTGCGTATCTTCCATTAGTTTAACCTACTATTCTTCATTGCATTAGCATAGTTTAGTGCTGTTTCAGATTTCAAATGCTCAATCTCAGGGATGTTTCTATATGTCTCTGAATTTACATTTTGAGTATCAATCTTAATCTTATCAATCTGTGCTAACTCTTTTTCTAACTTAATCATCTTCTCTTGATAATCGATTTCATTAGGTTGTTTAGCCCCAGCTTCAACTGCATTTAGTTGTGCTCTAGTCTGTTTCTCCTGTGCTTCCGCATTAGTCTTATTGACATCAGCTTGTGCTTGTTGCATATCGATTTCTTGACGTATCTGCTGTAATTGCTGTTGTTGTGGGCTAGGCTGGAACCCTTGCATCAACTGTTGAACGATTTGGTCTCTATTGTGGATACTTGAGTTCTGGAAGAATGACAATAGTAATACGTTGAAAGCTGGAGAGTCCTTAGGCACTGCTTGTAGCATAGATACCATCTGTTGCATCTCTAATTCCTTAGCCATAATACCCATAGTTGAATATGGGATAAACTTATAGTCCACTACTGGATATCTATCTACATCGAACTGTATCTTACGCCATAGTGCCTTATTAATCATAGGGATTAAGAAAGTATTTTGGAAATTCATAAGAGTTCGCTTCTGTCTCTTAATTGAAGCTGACTGTGTCATTGACATACCACTAGATGTAGCCCTTTCAGCATTACCAGCATCTACGCTACCAGTTCCCATCTGTATCATATTCTGCAATGTAGCAACTTGATTAAATGTAGATGGATCTGTCTGCCCTAATTTAAGTGGCATAATGGCATTCCTTGGATCACCATTGGTTAAGACTGTTTTACCTGCTCTAACCTCTAATTTAATGCCCCTAGGTAGCCTTGTAGCGTCTGCGGCTATCATAGGTGTAGTAGTGAGTGCTAGAGAGTCAATTCTTGCTCTCATTTCAGCGTCTAGTGCTTTCTGTGGGTTATATCCTTTCTCACATATGCCCCTGCCCCAGAATTTATTAGGAACAATATCGTGCTGATATGCAATAAAAGGTCTATCCTCCATCATAAATGGATTTTCTTCTGCTCTTAGGATATGCCTATCGTTTGCAATAGTAACTACAGCTTCTACTAGCTCATGCTCATCATATTCGAAGTCATCAGTAGTTTCTTTCTTATTTAGGAACTTACGAGGAACCTTGCCCCAGTATTCCGTAATTTTAATTTGGTCTGACGCATCATTAGGGTTGCTATATTCGCTATCAAAACCAATCTTAGTGAATTCACTGTTAGCTTCTACATCTACCTTACGATATACACCATTATCCATGCCATCTGTGACTACATAACGTGGCTTATATACCTCGTGGGCGACACCTAGGGCTTCATCAATAGAATTAGCTGATGGGTCAATAAGAAACTCTTTAGGTGAAATAGGATCAACCTTTACATCGATAGTATAGACATCCTGTATCTCTCTTACAGTAGTCAAAGTTCCCTCTACTGGGGTTTCTACTGGTTTCTTCTCAATTCTTTCTTCTGTGATAATCTTACCGATACCTGTGCCATATATAGCACTATTTAGGAATACTTCACATACTGTATCCTTAGCTCCCGTTAGTTCTAAGTCCTCTTGTAGTAAATTCCTGACATATTCTGCATCTTGTGGGTTCTGATCTAAGGTATCATCCTTAATATCGAACCATTTACCACGTCCAAAGGTAGCTTCTTCTAATTCTGCTACCGAAGCCTCAACTGCTTGCTGTAATGCAGGTGAAATTAGCCTTGACTTCTCTGATTGTCTGGTTTTATCTTCTGCTGACCAAATACCACGCCATAATCTCATATACTCATCCCATTGTTTGAGATAATTAGTGTCTCTGTGGTTGCGCCATTGGTCTAAGCGAGTCGTTAGCCAGGCTCTTAAAGCTTCGTAATCATTACTGTCTTGATACATAGATATTTTTCCTTGATTTTGAGGTGTTATTATAACCTCTATATATATTATACACTACTTTTATTCAAAAGTCAATAGCAAAGTTGAAATAAAACTACAAATTGTTGTATTTATGCTACTTTATGTTGTTTAGAATGCCTTTAATGACCTCAACCGTCCAACCATTGCCTAGCATTTTATACCTTTGACTGTTGCTGACACAATCTGTATAGTTGTCTGGCACAGTTTGTAGTCGTTCACATTCTATCGGTGTTAGCTTTCGATAGTGAACTCCATCCTCTAGCTGATTATATGCGTCCTTATATCTTCCGTGGGGTAATACTGATATAACGTTATCCTTTCCTACTGTAGTTAAGCACCCAGTCTTTGTGTTATCTTTTTTTACCTGTAGGCATTGGGTTAGTGGTATATCTTTATTGTAGTCTTCACGAATACCATCTTTATTTAATCTTCTGCCAACTATGTATGCTGGGGAAAACACTAATTGTCTCCTATGCTTCTCAAAGTAAGACTTTAAATTACCACCCTTGAAGTAATTAGCATCTAAGCAAAAACTTTTATCTCTATCAACAATACCATCTTCTAATATATCTTTAAGGATAATACCTCTATCTTCTGGTTGTTCTATATTGGGAATATTAGTCCAATACAGCCTAACCCTATTTTGTGCTGATACCAAAGAAGAATTAATCTTAATAGGCTTAACCCCTAAATGTTCGCTAATAACATCTTGATACTCTTGTTTCATCCTTACGTTTTCTAATAAGAAATACTTAGGCTTAGTCTCTTTAAGAAGTCTCACATATTCAAAAAATAGGGCACTTCTAGGGTCATCAAAATTAAGTTGCTTACCAGCAAAACTAAAGCCTTGACAAGGACTACCACCAATAAGTAAATCAATCTTTGGCAAGTCCTTTCCTTTTAACTCACATACATCGCCTAAATGTTGCATATTAGGATAATTTTCTTTTGCTACCTTTATCGCCCACTTATCTATCTCACAAGCATAGTAGTTATCTACCTTAATACCTAACTGATCTAAAGCAATCTGACCACAACTCATACCATCAAATAAACTTAATACATTCATCTTAATACCCTGCAATTTCATCCATAGGCTCCCAATCGTCCTCTAAATCAATAGAACCCATAAAGTCTGCCATAGATACCTGATCAATATAAGCTAAAGCATCAATCATATCATCATGAGTGCCCTTAGTTGGGAATTCCACCAGTTGAACCTCAAAATCTCTATTCCAATGACCCTTATTAAAGGTTATCTTACCGTGCTCAAGTCTTCCCTGTAATGACCAAGTTATCCTATCTACTTTCTTTTTACCACCATGGGTCACATCTGTTATGACAACCCATCTACCAGAGGAACGCATTTCGTCCTCTAAGTATGGCATTATAGCGTTCTTAAGAGATCCTGCTTCGATACCAACGCTTGTCGCTTTATTCTCAATAGCTGACGTAAGTATCTTGCTTGCGGTCTCTTTGATGTTCCAGCGACCATGAAGAATATCCTTAACCCACCATTTATCACCGTGTATTTTAACAATAGCAATCGCTGTTTCATCCAGATTACTACCTTTGACACCTCTGGACTTCTCCACAGCTTCAAAACCTGCTGGGTCAACTGCGATGACATAATTACCCTCCTCTGGCTCATCTTCTTCAATCGTGATCCATTCATTCTTAAAGATACCTCCTGTAAATGACACAAAACTTGCTTCGAATTCCTGACGGAAAGCCTGAGTTGACATAGTTTCTCTGGCTACCTTAATTTCTTCTGGGTCTAATAATGGATTATCAGTAGAGTTATAGGAGAACTGTTCCCATTCTGTATTATCCTCTTCCCCTGCCTGAACCCATAGGTCATAGAAGTGGTTCTTACCCTCTGGTGTTCCTATGAATAATGCACCACCCTTTACGTCCGCCAATGTAGGTCTAACGATCTTCTCCCATACCTCTGGCTTCATAGAAGCATACTCATCTAATACTACATAATACAAACCTACACCACGGAGAGTATCAGGTCTATCTGAACCTTTTAGGCTAATCTTACGCCCATTGGTTAAAGTAATGGTTGCCACATTTTCATGTGTAGCCTGAATTAATCCAGTGCTATGTAGTAGCTCTTTAAGCATAGACCACATGATTTCCTTAGACTGCTGGAATGTAGGACCGATATACCACACATCTTTTTCTTCTGACTGTAGTGCCTTAATGATTAATATCCATGCGGCTAACCTTGACTTACCAAAACGTCTACCTGCTGATACTACCTTAAATCTTGCTTGAGAATTAAAGATTTCTAATTGTGCTGGGTGTAGCTGAACGTCTAATTCCATTATTCGCTATCCCTAGGATCACCTACCTTTGGACCATGGATAATATCATCTACTGTTGGCTTATGATTATCTATATCTATGATTTTCTTATCTTCACGCTTCTGCTGAATAATGACACCATCTTCATAGTCAATAGCTTCTGGGCCTTCCTCTTCGATTACCTCTATGACTTTCTCTTGGATGCCACCTACGTTGATGACTACATTGCCCTTCTCTTGATTATTAGCTGATATATCTACCATCTTAGCCGCAGGTAGGACTCTATCCATACACATCTTAAGACAAGTCTTATCACCAGCCATAGCCAACTCAATGACCTTATCTACAATCTCTGGACCCTTATCAGTCATAATCTTACGCGCTAAAGCCGTATATTTATTGACACTACCCCTCTTCCTACCCTTAGGGTTCAGAGAGGGCATACCTTTATAAAAATTAGGATTGCCTGGTGGTCTCTTAGGTGGGTTCTTTAATAGCTCAATTTCTTCTTTGAGCCTTTGAATTTCATTTTGTGGGTCTTCTGTGTTTGACATATACACTCCTCTTACATGCACCAGCTTGTAGCTGATTAGGTTATCTAATGGTCGTTTGAATGACAATAAAAGAGTAAGTGCATTAGAGTTATCTAAGTGTATACTTAGGCTCTTTAGTGTCGCTTAGGTGTAACTTAAGTGTCTTAGGTAGTAAGCTTTAGTGATAATCATTATTGTTATTACTAAGGTCTCTTTACCTTAGATATCTTAAGATACTATTTATTATACACTATAAATTGACAAAAGTCAATAGCAAAATTAAAGAAACATTAAAGTATATCCCTAAAGAGATATATAGGTATATCCCTAAGGAGATATCTTAGGTGTCTTAAGTAGGTATCTTTATTATTATCATTATAGTTATTCCCTTAGGTCTATCTCTTAGGTGTAACTTAAGTGTATCTAAGGTGTCTTAGGTTTAAAGCTCTTTAGTGATTATCATAATGATTATATCTTTAGGGCTCTAACGTTAGTATACAGGTCATCTGAAAGTTGTCAAGTGTTTATTGGGGTTTTTTCTTAAATTAATCTTATGCCCCTGAGAAGCCCATATCTTCGATTTAAGCGACTTTTATGTTTTTAGGCTATAATGGTATCCCCTGCTATACTATAATTTAACTTATGGGGGGTATTGGGATAATCTGGGGTGTATCTTGAGGGTCAAAAGTTGGTCTCATGTGAATTTGAGTATGAATTTTTTTTAAAAAAAGTATTTTTGGGTCCCCCCTACCCGCCCACAATGTCTCATAAATACAACAAAGTGCTTCATAAACGAACATCACCGAATTTCCTAATCTACAGAACGAACGTAGTGAGGCTCCGTTAGCTTACGCGCACCAGTCGCTCGATAGCCCATAAGGCTACCTCACTCCTTACCTAAGAATATACTGGGGAACTACTTAATACTTACCAAGGAATTCATAGGGAGCTCCCAAATAACTATTTAAGAAAGCCAAAGAATAATAACGGAGCTTTTCAAATGAGTATTTAAAGAGCCTTGGGTAAATCCTATGATATAATATAAGTTGTTATTGTAATGATATA